CCGCGGGAAATACTGGGTAACCCACGACGCAAGTCGAAACTTGGAGCCGTGGTACCGGATCACCGGCGCTGAGATGGTCATGGAACACTCCATTGCAGGCGCCGCCCTCGCGGGGGAGGCGTTATCGTTGAATAGGGGAAGGCGCTGGCGGGCAGCGCGGGTCAGGCGGCGATCGGGAACTCTTTGGCCAGGGCCTGCTGAACTGTTGCGATGATGCGGCAGAGGTAGTCCCAATCAGGGTTTCGCTCCATGGAGTCGGCCGGCAGATTCCACCAGTCGTCACCAAACACGCGGTGCATGAATTCGCGGTGAGCGCCGCCGCACTCATCGAGCGAGCTGGTGTGGCGAACATCCTCGGCCTCGTCGAGCAGGCTTCGGGCATCTTCTGCGTCCAGTTCCCGGTCGCGCCGCATTTGCACGATCACCTTCCGCGCTTTGTCGGCTAGCGCTTCAGCGCTGAACCGGCGAGAGCTCAGCGACCGGTCGAAGTAGCCGATGATGTAAGCGTCGTGCAGCTTGCAGAAGAACTGGCCCACCGTCAGGCCGTCCCACATTCCGCCCCAGTGTGCGTGCCAGGTCTTGTCGAAGCAGCTGACAGTGATCTTGCCCTTGCAGGGCGCGAAGTCTTCCAGGTAGACGCTGATCGGGTCGAGGTTCGGCGCCTCAGTGATGAGCAGCTTGGTGACGGTCGAAGTCTCGATGTTCATGGCGTTGTCCGTGCATGCGCCGCCCTCCGTGGCCGGATGCGGCATGGTGTTGGTATGAGAGTTGCTCTACCCCTCAAACACTAAGAATTTGGGGGAATGCCGTAATGACACAGGACGATTTTCGCTACATAGTCTTCGTGGTAGTAGCTGTGGTGGTCCTTACGATTGTGGGGTCATGGGTGTTTCTTGAATCCATTAGCTGAGCCCCACCGGCGGGTCATGCCAACCCCTGAGTTGGGCCTGCTCGCATGGTGGCAATTTGGTTTGGGATGGGGTATTACGGGTGACCGGCATGGGGCCGGGCAGGGAGCCTATCTTGAAAAAACTGTTTCTGATCGTCGCGTCTTTGGCCATCGCCACATCTGCCTCCGCTGAAATCCTGACCCCAGAGCCTTCAAAGGCTTGCGCACTGCTCGCGGATGCAGGGCTGAAGGGGCGGAAATGGGTTGATGACTACGGCGATGGATCTGCAGGTTGTGCCAGCGACTACAAGGACATCGGCAGCAGTTCAGCGGGAATGGCTAACAATCTTGCCTACTACGTGACTGGAGTAGGTTCTTCCGCGAATGAGGTCAAGTTGGTTCTCAATTACAACCAGCCCTCCCATTCCGCATCAGGAAGTGCAGCGCTGCTAGCGGCATCGAAAAAGCTTTCACAGCGGGCCCTTGGGGCTAGGCTCCCCGATTCCGTCGCCAATCTCATCAAGAAAGGCGACGCAGGTTCGGAGAAAGTCGGAAAGGGCGTGGTTGAAGTAGTGCGTGATGACTGGCCTACTGGCAAAGGCTATGAAGTGAAAGTGATAATGCGTTAAGCCGCAGGGCGATCGATCTGGTCATCTGCATCCTGATCGGGGTCAGAAACGATACTGCGTACGCTGGCGTCGTAGAAAGCCTGCACCACATCCTCGCTAAGTAGGATTTCGTGGCGCATCATCAGGAACTTGGCCAGATCAGCATCGCTCATGGCATCCATCTTCAGGATCGCCATCTGAAGCACCTCGTTTATCTGCATGCCTTTGGATCGCTCGCAGATCCGTTCCATCGCCTGATGGATGCCTGGGCGTACCCGGTGCCTCAGCGCCTTCTCGTCGAACTTGATGCGCTTCCTCTCAGTATTTTCATTACGCTGCTGCTGCGTCAGAGCCATCATTGCCTCCATTGCGCACAAAGGTGGCGCCCGGCCCGATGTCGAGCAGGTCGCACACCCGGTTGATTATCTTGAGTGCGGCGTCGAACACCTTGGCGTCGTCCGGCTCGCGGGCCAGGCGCTTCATGTTCGGCTGGTGCTCCAGGCAGACCTTGTCGACCAGACGCCGGGCCAGCCTGCGCAGGTGGTCGGCGCTATCGTGGAAGCGCAGGCTCAGCGCGAAGGCCATGGCCACATCATCAGGCCGGTACTGTCCGCCGCTGCGGGTGTTGTACAGCTTCTTCACCGGCCGATTCATCCAGGCCGGCAGGGTTACGACTCCAGAGGGTGCTTTCTGCATTTCGGTGCTCCGATAGGCCGCTGGGCGGCAGGTGGAACTGTTCTTGCCGACGACGCTGGCGGACCAGGTTGTTGATGCGCTTCATTTCCTGACACGCACCCGCGGGAAGTCGATGCCGTTGCGCTCGATGATGTTCACCAGCGTTCCGTAGTTCAGGTCCAGCTGTTCGGCCACCTGGGCCCGGTGCAGACCGGTATCGCGCAGGGCGCAGATTTTCTGGACCACCTTCAGTTCTTCGATCCGCTTCAGGTTGCGCTGGATCTGGCGCTGGGCATCACGCTTGCTGTTGGCCGACTTCTTCCGCTCGGCCCGGCGAAACATGAAGTTGCCTTCCCGCGAGGCCCGGAATAGGGCCTGCTTGGAAATGCCAGTGGCCTCATGGACCTGCTGACACGTCATGGTCTTGGCCATCTCGGCTACCTGGTCGACGCGGGCTTTCATTTTTTCCTTGCGAGGCGATGGCGCGGCCTTCTTGGCAGTCACCGGCGCTGGCTCCGATTCAGGGCCTTTGCGCGGCGGCAGCGGCCGATAGCTGAAGCCCTCGAGCACGACAAGCTGACCACCAGAGGCAAAGAAGGCCGCTTGTGCGGCCTCCAGGTCGATTGATGGGTTCATGCCAACCTCACTTGATGCGGATCGAGCTCTCGCCGCGCTCCAGGTGCGCCCAGCTTGGCTCAGGGATGAGTTCGTCTTCGCAGTCTTCGCCGGCGGCCATGCGCTTACGGACTGCCTCATTGTGCTCGCGGTTGGCCTTGAGCTTGGCGGCTATGGCGTTCTTGTCGGGCGTGATCTTGGTGGCCACCGAAGTGAGGTCGTCCGGTACCGCATCCTCGTTATCGACGATTACCTTTTCCTTGCCGACAACCAGGCTGATGGTGAACAGCGGGCGCTTGATCGACTTGATGTTGGCTGCGTCCATGTTCCGGCGAAGGTAGTCGGTGATGGCCGTGACGCTGTTGGCTTTGATTCGTTTGAGCTCGCTGAGGCGCTCGATCTCGGCGTCGATCGCGCCGATGTCGCCTTCGATGTTACGGCGCAGCATGACGATGTTGTCGGCCTTCACCTCGAACTCGCCCTGGATGCCGGCCATGGTGTCCTGAATGGCCTGCTTCAGGCCTTCGTCGTCGGTGTCGCACATGGCGGCCAACTCGGCCATCTGGCCAGTAAGTGCATAGAGCTGGGTCATGCTGCGGCCTCCTGAGGCTTGCCTGTTTCGAGGTTCTTCAGTTCAAGCGAGATGCGCGCCGCACCTTTCTCGTCCTTGCGGCCGATGAGTTTGCGCACTGCGTGGTCGTGAATCTTCTTGCGCTCATGCGGAGTGACGGCCTTCTGCATGGTCTCGATCGTGTCCTTGATGAAGTCCAGGCGCTCTTGCTGTTGGCGCTCGATCTCGGCCTGCCTGTCCTCGGCCTGCTCGATGGCCTGCTCGGCCTGCAGCTGCTGCACGTAGTTCACATCGTCGAACATGCCCAGGAACACATCGGCGCTGAAGCCCAGCATGGAGAGAGCCTTCTTGATGGCGTCGGTCAGCGATTTCTTCGGCGCCTCGCCATCAGTAGTGGTTCCGTACTTCGACTTGTAGAGGTACTGGGTGCAACCGTACTGCTCGATCTCGCCGCGCTGGCCGTCGAGCATGAACCAGAAGGTGATCTTGATGGTGTGGTTGAGCTCGAAGCCCAGGCTGACGCGCTTGTCGCCTTCGCCGCTGAACATCTCGGCGCCTTTGTCGAAGCGCTCCTCAACGACATTCCAGCCAAAGCCGATGCCGGCCGGCCCGAACACCTCGGTGGCCTTCATGATCATGGCGGTACCGTTGAGACTGGTGATCTGCTGGCCGCCGACCTTGGCGTCCTTGGTGAATCGGGTGTCGGTCGTTTGGACCTTCTCCCAGATGCTCATATTGGCGGTGGACATTGGAACACCTCGCGCCAGGCCGGCGCCGTCAGTTGAAAGGGGAAATGCCAGGGCACCCAGGCACGGAGGTACGCTCCAGGCCCTGGCTGCGGTGGATGGTCGCGCGCTCTCGCCGCTTACGCTCCCGAAGGGGTACGGTTATCCCGAAGGGCCGCCGTGCTCGGCTACGTGATTCAGGAAGTGATGCTGCCCGCCAGTGCGCTGGCGAGCATGAAGAAGGTGCAGGCGAAGAGCATGGAGAAGGAGCCGCGCCAGAACGCCCAGCGTCTGGCCTGCTGGCGGCTCACGTGCGGACCTCATAGGCGAGGGTGCACATTCCGCAGAGGTAGGCCCGGCCCGACCAGGCTGCCGGGTTCTCGATGTGAGCGAGGCGCGCTTGATTCATGGCGTCTGCCATGGTCAGGCCCTTGAACACTAGTAGGATGCGGTCATCTGGAAGTGCCTGGGCAGCCTCGGCGACCTGGTCGTCGATGATCGACGGGAAAATCGGCGTGGTCATGCAACCTCCTTGCGCCCATCAACGATCTTGTTGAGGCGCCCGCAGTAGTGGTTGAACTCTTCGATGGTGATGCGCTGGTCGGCCAGCATTTCGGTGAGGAGCTTGAGGACCATGGCCTGCCAAGACCGTGGCGTCTCAGGGTAAGCCATGGCCTCAAGCTCTTCGTCGATCAGGACGTGAGGGCTTTTCATTGAGCCTCCTCGGCCTGGGCCAGAACCCCTTCCTTGGCGAAGGGAGTGAGCAGCTGGCGGGCGATCTCTTCAAGCGCTGCCTCGGGGTTCGCAACGCTCATGATCTCGTCGGCCGCTGCCTTTGCGTCGCCGGTGACCTTGGAGCGCGCCGCCAGAACCAGGCGGCCCAACACCGAGTTGCTGATGCCGTTCAGGCCCAGCTGGCCCATCACGAACTCATCCACCGCCTGGGCAAAGCGCTCGAAGGTGACGCCCTGTTTCGGCCGCATCCGACGTTGAAACACAACGTCCCGGCGAGCCATCAGCTCAGCGATGCCATCGTCGACCCACAGGCGCTCCGGCACATCGTCCGGGTGCTCGCCTGGAAGGCGGTTGTCGTACTCAAACTGTGCTGCTCGAAGTGCGCCCATGGTCGCCTCCAGGTGGTGGTTTACTCGGTGGGTGGAGTGAGGTGCGGCTGCCAGTGAGTCACGCGGTGCTCGAAGCGCGAGCCATCCCCGTAGCGCCAGTCAATGCCGTTCCAGTAGAGGAAGCGGGCGCCGTTGAAGGCGCTCTGCGCTTTTCGTGCTGGCGTGTAGGCGATTACCCAGGCCTTGCCGCCGCCCTTGGGCAGCTCAGGCATGCGGTCAGAGCACTTGATCCAGCCGCTCATGGCTTCACCCGGGCGGCGAGCATGGCGTCGGCCAGCCTGTAAGCCGTGCTTGCGGTTTCGTTCTCGCTTCCGCCCATGCCCAGCAGGCACGGAGCGCCGGCGGTTGATATGAGCCCCTGCAACGCCTTGGCCGCGAAATAATCGCGGATGGTCAGGCCAAAGCAGGTGCCGTGCCCGCCATATTCGCTTGCGGCTACAGGGAAGGCTGGCTGCTCGCCTTCCTTGAGAGCTTCGTCATATCGGTGCTGGGCGCCTTCAATCTGGCGATCCATTTGGGCTGCCATGTATTCCATTGCGTGAACCTCAGTAGCCAACCGCATTGGCCGGATGCCAGGCGCAGTGACCAAACTGGGCGTGAAAAGCCAGCCTGGCACCCGCCAATGCGGTCGAATTGAAGGGAAAGGGGGCAGGCGGTGAGCGCTACCTCACATGCATCTGGTCTGGCCGTGTAGGCCCCGGATTCGCCTGCGTGTACGTCGATTAATGTTTACTGCGGTGAGCCTTAACTTCCGTAAGGCTCACAGTGATGAGCTTTAAATCGATGAAAGCTGCATCGGGGTGTGATCTGTCGCGTCCAAGCCAGCCGCCAGGTTTAACGCCGCGTAACCGGTTTTCATCGACCCCCGCGCTGGGGCAGCTACTTACTTGGCAGATCACACTCCGATGCAGCCTGCGATGGGGAGCAGGGCATCGGACCGTCTTTCCGGCTGTAATAGGTCAGCGATGTGTCAACGAGAGGCTGCTGATAATGCAGATCGACCCATCTTCAGCCGGCGTGGCATCCGTGTAATCGAGCTGGTTGTAAACGCCACCGTGAAAGTTCAACAGCGATGAGCGCCATGAGTCATCCAGCTCCAGGCGACCAGACGACTCTGCATCTCCATCGCACTCGGCTGTCACGGTCAATGCGCCCGAGGCCAGCACGCGGATGGTGATTTTGAACTTTGCACCGAGGGGCACGCCTTTGAGCAGCGTCGTGTTGATTGGGGTGGCCTGATTGAACGTCTGCCGGAACCCTAGGGTGATGTTCCCTTTGCTCCAGAAGACCTTCACCGGTGGACTGTCGTCGTCCTTCACGTGCAACTGCGAGATCACCACCTTCTTCGCTGAGTTGACCTTTGTGAGCGTCATTTCCTGCATGCTGATGTGCTCGGCCGCGCTTGCCAGAGCCCAGTACACCGGCTCTTTCCACTCGCACCGCGTGCGGTGTGTGCTCTTGCTCGATGCACCTTTCGTTGGGGCTGAAAACTGTACTGATCCGTTGGAGAGGACAGTGACGACACTGGGGAGCTGAGCGATCGCCTCGGCGCCACTGAGCTCAAGTGCTACAGGATTGGTGAAGGAAGTAGCTACGGGAGTGGTTATCGTCAGGTTGTTGATGTTTACGGTCATTGGCACTTCTCCTGATGGTGATAGGGGGAAGGGTGTCAGCCCAGTACGGACTGCGGCTCGGTTGCCGTCGAACCGTTCAGCTTTGTCGGTTGCGAGTTTGGTTGGCTCATGCAGGTGATTTCCCGTCTGGCCCTGTCGCCAAGGCCAGCCAGTGAAATCGTTGTCTTGCTTGCTGCAGTCTCCACCGGCTCCCCGGGGTGGCCCGCTTTACCAGTGCATCAGCCCGTTCTGAGGGCTACCCGGCAGGGAGCGTTTGCAGCTCAACCCTAGGCCCGCTTGACGCTTTCAGTGAGGGAGCGCGCCGCATGGCTTTGAGCTGGCCAGTTCCAGAGCTGGCATGGGGATCGAATTTATTGCTCGCGCTGTGCCGTTGCCGGGATCGATCCGCGAGGTTCCCATCAATGTGAAAGAGCGGTGAGGCTTGAGGGCCTCCGCAGTC